GTCTTTTATAGTTCCAAAATCCGTCTTAATCTCTATAAAAGCCTCTCTTGTCTATATGCTCTAATTCATCTTCCGTTATTCTTCTTTCTCTCGGTAGTCTTATTTGAACTGCGTTTTCTCTAATGATTACTTTCGGTGGTGCCTGATTTTTATCTTCACCAATTAAATATCCAAGCACATTTATATCAATTTTGGTTTGGTAAGTTCTTTCATCGGACTCTAGAGAGGATACATTATTGTCCTGTGAAAAATCTTGCTGAATAAAAGCCTCGTATAAATGATCATTTTTTTCCATGGTAAAACTATTGATACCTCCAGTCCTTGTAACAAACGGAGTCAACATTTCATTCATTTGTTGTTGGTATTCTGTTCTTAGTGTAATGCTGTAATTAATATTTAAATATACCGGCATTGGGATAGACATGACCTGATAAACAATTTTTTTATTCTTTGGCGTTGGAAAATTAATATTATTTCTTCTCCCGGTTTTCGTGCGAGTAGATTCAGCATGAAAATTATTAAATCTTAGCATGTCTGCATTTGCAAAATTGGATGTTTTATCTTGATTAATTCTTTTATTTATTATTATCGACCCACCTTTATAATCAGCAGTTGGCGGCACATGGCCATAGAATATTCCTTTTTTTGCAGGATCTTTCGCTACAGAAGTCCTTTCTACTGTGATTAATGGTAATATAAGAGACCCATTTGAGTCTCTTAATTCTTTCTTGTTCTTAATTTGATGAGATCTTTCAGATGATATCCAAACAACAGATACTTTTTTCCAACCTTTGTTTGTGCTAGAAAAAATATTATATTCTTGATCAAGATATTCGTATATTGCTCGATCAATATTTTCTAAAGTCGATGGTTGTATTATAGTTTCACTAACAATACTTGGATCACTAGTTCTTGTATATTTGGTAGTGTCAGTTGGCATCGAAAAGTCCCTCGCGTGCCCTAATACACTTGGCAGATATTTCCATCTTATGATCAACCTGGCCAAAGAGCTGTTTGGGCTCATTTAAACTTACAATTTCATAATAAATATCACCATACAAAACGAAATCCCCTACTCGAACATATAAATCTTGATCTTCTGTTAATCTTCGCTTGTGAAAATGAATAGTAATTGATGCAGTTTTATCTACCCCAACGCTGCTCATCCAAGAAGTTTCTAATCCTTCATATTCTACTAATGCGTATACTCTTATGGGCGATAAAAACGTCTTTTCAATAGCTTCTCCATAAAGTGAGTGAAAATTAGTATGTTCTACGCTAATAGCATAATATAAAATTTGCTGTCCAATTATTCTTTCAACAAGTTCATCATTAACTTGTTTTACAAGATCTCTTTCTTTCTTTCCCACAAAAAGAGGTGGAGGAGGAGCAGCAGGCTGTGTCCATTTTTTTGCCATTGTTCATTTTTCCTCCATCATCCAACAAAAATCTTCAAAGGAATGCGCTCTTGAATTTTATTGGTAGATTCCATCATGGCAGCATCTTTTTCTACTAGCTTGTCATATGTCATTTCATCTAGAACGGTTTTCAACTCCTCTCTAAGCTTTTCTTGCTCTTCCTTTGATTGTGATAGCAAATCAGAAGCATTTAATGTAACTGATTCTCCTGGAATTGGTATCGTGGCAAACTTTCCTCTGATCTGTCCCAATGTTTCTTTCGATAATGCTAGAGCAAACCTTCTAATCCATTGTTTACCAATTGAATTAATATTTGCATAAGGTATGTTCGCAAATGGTATCGTATTCATATTGTTAATACCATCTAGATTTTGTTTTCCTCGATCTTTATTTTCATCCCAAGGATCATAATCATTATCAATGTTAAATTCAAACCAAATTTTCTTTGGGCCTACTGTTGAACCAATTGGAAATATTCTCAAATTATTGTTTTTAAGCTCATAAGAATAAAAAGAATTTCTTGTATAAATTGAGTCCTCAAAACTTAAAGCTTGTTGTTTGTTCTGCCAAACTGGTACAATTTGAAATTGAGAATCATCTGCGTACTGGCCATAGGTCTGAAGATTCCCAACAGTGTTTAATCCACCATAATAACCATAAAATCTCCACATAGAAGCAGGAGTTTTGTACCAAACTCTTCTAATTTTTATTCTATTTTTACCCACTCTAGTATAATATGGCTCTTCATTATTATCGGAATCGACTGAAGCCGAATAAATGATGGATTGAAGATCGTAATCTTGTTTGTTTTGCACAGTGTCAAAAGAAGCCGAATAAACAGTATCATAGCCGTTCATATTCGCCTCTCCAGAGATCGATCTCCCTATTTTCTTTGCATATGAAAATTCAAATCTTGGATATTTTAAAGAAATACCAGCGTTTTTTTCATGTTTGGGATCACCGCTTTCTAGGCTTGAAGAGAGGGCATCGCCTGACATCATCTCACCCTTGTGATCAAATGTCCCTGTTGTAAACCCTAATACATCTGAAAGTATGTTTTTTGATTGATGAATATTAACAATATACGAATATTCTAAAACAGACTCTTCATAAGATGCGTAAACGTTACCTTCGGTAAGTTCAATATCTAAAACATCTCCGCCAAGTTTTTTGTATGTATATGCAACTTGTGTTGCTGCGCCTGTAATGAACCCTGCAGAGCCTGTATACATGCCGTAAGGGCATGCAGCGGCTACGTTAGTCGCAGTACCAGACGCTGGAAGAACAACTGCGCTGGTAGTGCTTACGGGCGTCAAATTGGGTCTTGTGGCCATTCATGTGCACTCCTACACCTTAAATAGTTTTGGACAAAACAAAACCCCACCTGAAATTAATCAAGTGGGGTTTTATTAGGTTAAGTTATAAGATTAAATCTTATCTTTCTTGACAAATCATTAAATAGTCAACGTTAACGGTTCTTGCTGCGGCAGATCTGGAAGCAGTGTGAATAGCCGGGAACAGAATTGTGCCATCGTTTGGAATGTTGCTTGTGGTGCTAGACTTTTTAGTACCATTCACATATACATTCGCACTGGTGCCGTCAAAATATATTGAGACGGTTACGTATGTGGCGTCTACTAAGTTTGTTGATGTGCTCGTCGTTGTTTCGGAGTCCCCTACGGCGGTAAGCATTGTAATATCCACAGATGCCGCTCCGTCCAACACATAAGCTCCAATAGCATCTTCAAGGTTGTCTATGTCGGTCTCTTCGGTGCCATTGGCAGAAGCCAATCCAATAAAGGCACCAGTAACTGACGCATCATCAGTTTTGAATCTACATGACATCCACAACTTTCTTGAACTTGAAGCATCCATTGCGAACCCATGATTAAGTGCCGTCATGTAAGTTTTATCGTTGTCGCTGGTACCGGTAAGGATTTTCAAAACCCCACCTGCAGCGCTGTTGTCGAGAGTAATCGCATCAGAACTTCCGCCAATGCTGGTTCTCCAAATGTTTCCGCCGGCGGCATCCCCAACGTCATCAGTCAAGGCTGCATCTGCATTGTCAACTAATGAGGCTGGTGAGTACAAGAAGTCATCAAAAAACCCAAAGTATTTTGACGGCATAATTTGCCATGGAGGCATTTGAAAACCAGCCTGTCCCGCTCGAGATCCATCGGTGTTTGCTGTCGTGCCATCAAGTTGTTTTAAAACAGATTCTAATCTCTTTCTTCCTATTCTTCGATTTCCCATAATTTAATTCTCCTTTTATAATTTAAGTTATCGATAACTTGATTTCATCACGAAACATAACCAGCCACTTCGGTTATGCCCCTTCAAAGGTCAGTGGCCTCGACCCAGGAGAATAATCTCAAGTTACTATAAATAGTAACCACTCCCGTGAAATACTATTTATCAATAAAATAAAAAAGCCCTGCCTCAGTTTCCCAAGGCAGGGCTTAAATTGACCGTTGGCTATAAGCCTCTAACTATTAGCTAGAGCCTTCTTCACCAAGCAAGCCACGAACATGAACTAGACCGTACATATCAGGTCGAACCATTTTCTTGGCATAACGAGTCATCACGCCCTTACGGGGCACGAAGTCTTCGGTACCAAAAATGGTAGGTGTGACCTGCAGCGGTACGTACGGAGCGTAAACATAGCCGCTCTCGAGGAACGAGCCACCTTTACGCCCAACCAGTACTGTAGCACGCGGGAAGTATGGGTCAACATACACATCCCACTTTTTACTAAGAGAGCCAGACTTAACAGCACCAACAGTGCCTCTGTCGACATCACCGGTCACGTCGGCACGGAAGCCGGAAGTGAACTCAAGGATGTTAGCAACTTCAGGGCTACAAACCAAGAAGTTAGCTCCACCACGGAGAGTTTTACGATGAATATTCGCAGAAACGTCGTTGATCGTCTCGACAAGAGTCTCATACCACTCAGAAACCGTTCCGGTGAAATCCGGAGCAGCCGAAGAAGCACCAAGCTCAGTACCACTCAGCTTATTAACGAAAAGGCCGGGGGCTCGAGACCACCAATACGTGCCAGCCGTTGCACCATTCACAAGATCATTGAGAATCTCACGGTCAATCTCAAGAGCAATCTGCTCAGAGAGAATTGAAGTAAGCTCAACTTCGGCATCAAGATTGTGGTAGGCATTAAGATCCTGACCAAGCTCTGGGGTCCATTTGGCCTTGAGCTTTTTGGTCTGAGCGACAACAGCTACGCTGTCAACCTTAATATCGATTTCAGCAATCTCAATCTTGTTGGTTGCATCACCAGAATTTCCAGTACCACCTGAAGGCTCTTCAAGGGCCCATGTGGGACCAGGTTGAACAGCTCCTAAAGTATCAGCAGCGCCGAATTGATCCTTCAGCGGAAAATACACAAGAGATGCTGCTTCAAGATCAGCAGTATCAAGAAGGCTGCTGCCGTGAATAGTGAAGCGAAGCAGATTTGTCGTCGTGCTCGCAGGAGTACCAAGATACCTGTTCGGATTGGGTTTATCATTACGAGCAACCCATTTGGTCAAACGTCTAACAGTAAGACCATTTTCATTGGTAGCGCCGAAAGCGCGTCTATTTGTCGACGTCGCTGGAACTTCCGGTACCAAGTCGAAAGCCATCAAATTATCAGCATCCATGGTGGCCAATTCAGCATCAGTAATGTCGACATCAACCTGCATTAAAGTGTCGGTTGTGTCGTTTATGGACAAGATATCGGGGTCATAGCCAACCTGAAGCTTTAAAGTGTCAGTGGTTATCGTCGAGATAGCAATTGGAGTAGCATAACCAGCAGTCCATTGCGTACCAGCAATTGCGGCGGAGGGGGCGATTTCGCCAGTGGCGACTGCAACGGAACCAGTCGCTGCAGCATAGCCGTTGTTAAGATTATAGAAGCCCATTTCAGCGCCTAGACGGTTAGTATCCGTAGCAGTTGCAGCTGCATCTTCATGACCAATGTTAACACCACCAGTGATTTGGGAAGC